TACTATCGCACCAGCGCCTTGCAATAGCGTGTTGAGCGCCGAATGTTCTGCACGAACGAGTAACTTTCGTCCGTCAAGACCTTGTAGCCATCCTTCTTTAGCATAGAGACGAGCCACTTTCTCTCTGAGCCTTTTAAGTTTCGGTGTGTTTTGTAGAAAACTATCAATGAGTTTTTGTCCCTCTTTCGCACTACCTCCAACAATCGACCCGATTTTGGCACTTCCTGCGCCATAGAGAAAGGCATAGATAAACGTCTTAGCTTGATTCCTCGTTTGCAGCCCAGCAGCGGTTTGGTTCGCTGTGTGTATATCGCCTGATACAACCTCATTCGTATATTCATTGTCGTTCATATAGTGAGCCAACATACGCAATTCTAATCCACTTGCGTCAATACCGACTAACTTATATCCTTTCTCTACTGTCCACAAATCCCTACACTCATGTCCGTAGGGGCTTCCACTGTTAGGCACTTGTGCCATGTTTGGACTCATGTGCGTCATACGACCTGTTACAGCGCCGTTAGTGATGACACGACCATGAACCCTACTGTCTGTACCAACTGCTTTTATCCACGAATCTACCTGAGCGATTCGCTTCTGCAGCATCATGTATTCTGCGAGGGTTTTGGCTTCCGGGTAGTCGAGACTGGCGAGGACTTCTTCGTCGACGATGACGCTACCTTTTTCGGTACGCTTTTTTGGTTTCCAACCCTTTTCTTGAAGTCTCTCTGCAATTTGCTGTCTGCTGCCGGGGTTGAACGGCGTGACGATGTCGTTGAGCGGCTTCCCACTTGTTTTATGTGTTCTGCCACTGATGACGACTGGCAGAAAGATGGTTTCCATTTCAACTTGAATAATGTCCAGTTTAGTCTTAAGTTCAGATAGTAAGCATAGAGCTTTAGGCATATCCAGCTTGAAACCGTTTCGCTCTTGTTCAGCAATGATAATTGCGACTTGGTGTTCGAGCGTAATACTTTCTTTTGAGAAACCATTTTCCATCTCCTGAGTTAAGTGTTTATAAAGCTCTGCTGTTACCTTTGTATCTTGTGTGCAATACCAAACCAACAACGGCATGATTGGTTTGTCAAAAGGTAAATTCTCTGTTTCTTTAGTTAGTGTAATACCTGTCATCCAAGACCAAATCTTTTTGTACGGTGCTTTGTAATGACCGAGACGATTGCCCCAAGCCTCTAAAGAGTGTCCGTCTTCGATGCTCGGATTGTACAGCCTAGACAATACCAGCGTATCTACTAACTGTGACTTTTTGACAGTAATTCCCCAAACCTTCTTTAGTACAGGGAAATCAAAGAAGATACCGTTGTGGGTAACAACGCTGTCGCAGTTGTTGATAAAGTCTTGCAGTGAAGCTGGTTGCACAAACGTAGATACAACATCCTTGTCAATGTCACGACACACAACACACCAGATTTTATCGTGGGTGCTGTTGGTCTCGATGTCAAGGACTATGCGCATACGTTAATCATTTTAACCAAACTTTGCAGATTAAGCAAATACAATCGTGAAGTGTTGTTATCGCCACCACTCACAATCCTTGGCATTGTCTGAACAATATAATTCCTGAGTATTTTAGTCGGGATTACCAAAGTCATCACAATGTCATTACCTAGAGCAAGGTTATGAAACCAGTATTCTGCCTCGGTAGTAGCGATGCCGCTAGGCTTACCACGACTCTCAAACTCAATGACGATGTTGCCGGTGGACTTCCACTTCTCTCGCTCAGTCTTTACTTCTATCTTGCTGTGCTGCAACATATCGGCAACCTTCTTCTCAAACACTTGTCCGTACTGTAAGTCAAGGTCGAATCGTTTGTCGTTGTTCATAAGCATAATTTTATCAATCCTCCGAAGTACATTGCTACTGCCACAAACTCAACGGTGAACAAGGCATAGTCCTTCTGCTGCACTCCTGACCAAGCCCATAACCCGCTACCAATCAAACCAAACCACAGGTTCAATGGAAAGATGTTTAAACTGGTCAAGCCAATGCCAATCAGACAGAGGATAGTCCCAGTCCACTTCATTTCTTCTTAACTACTTTCTTTTTAATGACTAACGGTTCTTCAACGACAGTAACTGTTTCTTCTCTAACGGTTTCAAACATTGCTTCAAACAACTCTTGAAGTTCTGGCTCTAGCGCAGTCCATGTTGAGCCGTCGTTAAAGTGAACGGTGCGGTCAATGATGTACGTCACATTGTTTAGGTTCACCACTCGATTACCAATTCGTACAATAGGTTTATTCATTTGTTTCAATCCTTTTCAGTTCGTGTTCAATCATCTTCTGTGCGTTGCTGAGTGCCTTAATCAGTTGATTGCAGTCTTCAACGTGATAGTGTGCAACCACATCAGTGCCTAACACCTTGTAGGCTTCTAGCGTATCTCTAATCAGCTGCTTGAGTGTAGTTGTGAATTGCACTGCTTCATCGGCATCACCGAAGAAGAAACCGTAATCCACTGAACCGTTCTCAGCAATCCATACAAAGCCGTCTACTTTTACATTCTTACTCATCATTCATTCCTATGATATACATGGTTAGGGTTCTTCAACATTGATTTAATAAGTTCATCCATATTAAAGAACCATTGAATAAACATTCTTCCATCGGGTTCATAGATGGTAAAACTCATTTACCCTCCGCAATAAACTTGTCCACAGCGACATCAATCTCATCGCCAATCATCCAGCGCCACTCCGACATATCGCCATTACAGGCTATAACCGACGGTGCGACAATCTTAGGGTCAATATCCCACGACGCACTCTTGAGCCACCTGTAACGCTCTGCATCAGCATAGACAGCACGATTGTCTTGAATACGACCAAAGACATCCCGATTAAGGGTGCGCAGCCTGTCAATCTCTAAGCACAGTGCATTTATGTAGTTACGAGTAACAGAGTATTCATCTGTCTTGGCATACTGCCTTGCTTTTTCTACTAAGTCGTTGTTCATAGTGTGTCCTTAATTTCTAACATTCGTCCAGTTTTGCCATTATACAGCAATGCGCCACAGTTGCCAGTGTAACCGCTAAATCGGTTCTTGAGAACCCTAACAGATGTGGTGTTGCGCTCAATCATATCTTGTGCTTGTCCGTTACGCTCCAAGCCAATAACGATGTCGGATAGTTGTGCAATAGCACCTGAGCCACGAAGTTGTGCTAACGATGTTGCAGCACCTTCTTCGTGTCCTTTGCTTTCAGGTCTTTTTAGGTGACTAACACAGATAAGACTGATTCCTGTTTCCTGTACCAGCATCCGTAACTTAGTCATTATGGAGTCGAGAGCCTTACGCTCATCACCAACATCACCGCCGCTAACGATAATGCTAAGGTGGTCAAGAAACACATAACCACAGCCAAGACCTTTTGCCATGTAGCGCACTCGATTGACAATATTCTCCAAAGAAGTACTACCAAAATGGTCAAACAAATAAATACGGTCACTTCCCAAAGTTCTATCAAAAGCATCTTTCAGTTCCTCCGCTGTTACTTCTACATCAGGTAAATGGATTGGTTTGTTTACTGCCAAAGACATCAAAGACCTCGCTGTCTTGCGTACTCCTTCTTCAAGAAACATAAGTCCAATGTTGTCAGTGGTTTTACACAGGATGTGCCATACAATTTCTCTAAGAAACTGAGACTTACCAAGTCCGCTTCCGGCTGTGACCATGACCAGCTCACCTTTCCTGATTCCGTAGGTGAGTTTATTGAGTTCTTCGTATGGATAATCACAATCAGCTTTCTCGATAGGAGCTGAGACCATATCCCAGAGGGTATTACCTTGAATAATTCCATCAGGGACATAAGCCTCAGCACCCCACCAACAATCAACAAATTCCTTACCAGAGCCATTCGCCAAATAATCACACGCATCTTTGTACCCTTTCTTATGTTTCATTACCTTGACTTTGCCGCCAAAGAGTTCAGCGACAGCCTGTGATGCTTTCTGTCCTGCTTCATCGGCATCAAACGCTATGACGATGTTCTCAAACGAGTCAATCCATTCATACTGGGCTTTGCAGTCCTTTAAAGCGGCTGCTGCGCCGTTTCTAACGCTAACGCAAGGATATTTAGACCCTTGCATCTGATACGCCGCCATAGCGTCTAATTCACCTTCACAGACGGTCAAGTAGCGACCTGCTTTAGCGAACAGTTGCTGTCCGAACAGCGTAGCGCCATTAAAGTCACCAGCAATGCTGAATTGCTTGTTTGCTACATCCCTAGTCTTAACTGCCGCTAGTGTGCCATCAGCATCATAGAATGGGTAATAGTGTTTTCCCGTGGCTTGTTTAACACCGTAGGTTAAGCAAGTAGCCGAAGTAATACCACGGTCAGAGATACTAGAATTAGTAGCAGAGTCATAAAATTGTATGTCCTTGTTCATTGGTTTAACTGCCTTCATTGTTGTTGTTTCACCATTGCTTGCTGTGTAGGTTTCACACTTAAAGCAATGGGTATGCCCATCGTCATAGAGCGCATTGGCATTTGAACTGCCGCAATGCTCACACGGTAGGTGCTTTACGAATTTAGAAACTGGCATATTCAAATCCACTATGCAGTTCAATCTCCATATCCTCAAAATCTTCTTCTTTAATATCCGAAGGCGATAAGTTCTCCGCCGTGATATGGCAATCTTCTTCGGTGTCGCCCTCAACGGTTACATAGTACGTCTTTGTAACCTTAAATGTTGCCATCAATCCTCTTGGTGCTGTTCTCATTTTTTATTCCCTTTCATAGTGCTTAATGAGTCAATCAAATCGTCAAACAGAATATTGTTTAACTGACAATACAATCGAACCTTTTTCAATGCGCTTTGCTG